ACCTGCGAGCCATCAATAGCAACCTGCGAATCATTGGACTGACTGCCAGCCCGTACCGACTAGGCCACGGCTACATCACTGATAAGCCAGCCATCTTTGACGCGCTGATTGAGCCGGTATCCATTGAGGAATTGATCTATAAGGGCTACCTTTCAACCCTACGCAGCAAGCTGACGGCCACCAAGCTTGAGGTGGATGGCGTACATAAGCGTGGCGGGGAATACATCGAGTCAGAACTACAGGCGGCAGTAGACACCAGCGACAAGAATGCCAAGGTGGTGCAGGAAATCATTGGTTTGGCCGGTGAGCGCCGGTCGTGGTTAGTGTTCTGCGCTGGCGTGAATCACGCCCACCATATCAAGGACGCGCTGACAGAGCAGGGCATTGTGGCCGAGTGCGTGACCGGAGACACGCCAAGCGCCGAGCGTGACCGTATCCTGCGCGACTTCAAGGCAGGCGCCATAAAGGCATTAACCAATGCCAACGTACTGACCACCGGCTTTGACGCGCCAATGATTGACCTGATAGCTATGCTGCGTCCTACCATGTCACCAGGCTTGTACGTACAAATGGCGGGGCGTGGCTTACGCATAGCTGACGGAAAAACAGATTGCATGGTTCTAGACTTTGCAGGCGTGGTGGAGCAGCATGGTCCCATTACGGCCGTGCGGCCACCACCAAAAAAGGGTGACAAGGTAGGCGAAGCGCCGGTAAAGGTCTGCGACCAATGTCAGGAAATTTGCGCCCTATCGGTGCGGGTATGCCCTGCCTGCGGGGCTGATTTTCCAGAGCCGGTTCGGCCAGCCTTGAAGCTGCACAATCTGGACATCATGGGCAATGAAGGCGTCGACATGGAGGTCACCTCGTGGACATGGCGCAAGCATATCAGCCGCGCAAGTGGAAAGGAAATGATTACTTGCACAATGTACGGGGGTTTGTCTGATGCGCCCGTAACTTCTTATTACGCTATTACTCACGATGGCTGGGCTGGTGAAAAAGCACGAAAGAATTTAGCGGAAATAGCGCACAAATCTGGTGTTAGTTTAGATTATTCTTTGGCTGACTTGCATGACATTGCAAAGCAAATGACTGAAGGGACGCCACCCAAAAGCATTGAGTACAAAAAAGACGGAAAATTCTATACAGTGCTTTCCCACAAATGGTAAAATACTTACGTCAGGACAGGGCCGGCCAGCCTTGCATTGCTCTAACCAATGCTTACTGACACTATCATCAATCCGTTAGAGGGTGTCACCATGACAAGATTTTGTCCCAAATGCCAAGTTGAAACTGAGCGCAATAAAAAAGGCGATTGCAAGCCTTGTGCTATTGTTAGAGTAAAAAAATGGATTGAAAACAATAGGGAAAAGCACAATCAATATTGTGCAAAATGGCAAAAAAATCATCCTGAAAAAAACAGAGAAACATCAAATAGATACAGGCAAAAAAATAGAGCTTCTGTCTTGCAAAAAGATAAAGAAAAAAGAAAAAAAGACCCGGCAAAATATGCGCAAATGTCGCGCAATTATGCAAAAAAATATCCAGATAAAGTAAATGCAAGAAATGCGCAAAGAAGAGCAAAAAGAAAAGAACAAAATGGCATAGTTTCAAAAAATATCATAGAAAAATTAAAAGAGTTACAAAAAGGCAAATGCCCATGTTGTCAACAGCCATTAGGCGAAAACTACCATTTAGATCACATTGTCCCGTTGTCTCTTGGTGGAAAACATGAAGATTCAAATTTGCAATTATTAATAGCAAATTGCAACCAGCAAAAATATAACAAACACCCAATTGATTTCATGCAAAGCAAAGGATTTTTACTATGAGCCGCCACCCAGAACCCGAGATCGTCACCATCTACCGCACCACCAGCAGGGCAGAGCCTCCGAGGGTTTGTCATACGTGCGACCATTACAGCAAGGACGGCCGGTGCGCCGAATTTGACGACGAGCCACCGGCTGACTTTGCGAGTGAGCCAGGCGGGTGCAGTTTATGGGAATGGGAGTTGCCATTTTGACGGCACCATCAGAACACCTCGAACAGGTCCGATTAGTGGCTTGGTTCAGGCGCCAGTGGCCGGATATTCGCATATTCGCCATACCCAATGGAGGCGGCCGCAGCATGGCCCAGGGCGCAGCGCTCAAAGCAGAAGGCGTGACAGCGGGAGTGCCGGACCTATTTGTGCCGGCCTGGGGGCTGTGGATCGAAATGAAGAAGGCCACCGGCGGGACCGTATCGCCAGCACAGCGCGACTGGATAGCCTACTTAGAGGGCATAGGTCACAGCGTCATCATAGGGCGCGGGTTTGAGGACGCCAAACGCCAGATAGAGGGCGCAAAAAAGCCCACGTTTTAGGTGGGCTAGGGGTTAGGGTTAAAGGCCAAGCAAAAGGGCTATCAAGGCCGCTAGTAAGGCGGCAACGAGCATGGTTCCTCCCATTCAGTGTTTATCCAGTCCAATGGATCATAGGGTTCGTAATACAGGTATTCCAGCGCCTCCCAGCGCTTGAACCCATAGGACACCATCAGGTGATAGATTTTGCCGTCTACGTCGGTGTCATTGGCCATACATTGGCTCCGGATAATAGTCTTCTTCCGGTTCGTAATCCGGGTCGTAATCATCGGGCCAGTCGTCGCCCATATAGGCACAATCGTCGTCGTCGTATGGGTCCATCATGTGCTCCACCATGCAACAAGGGCTAGGGCCAGGCATATGCCAATGGCGATGGCCAGTAGGACATCAAGCACGGGGTAACGTATTGGGTCGGGTTTGTAGTGTTCGCGCATGGTTAAACCTCAGAATTGTTGATAGACAATTGAACCGGCTTCGATATATCGGTGCCGTCAGACCAATTCCGTAAAGCACGGCCTCTTCCCTGGCGGATTCTTCGCATGCAAAATACGCTTTATTACCGTTGGCGTATAGCACGATCCAATGTGTGTGGTGTTTAGGTGGTGTTTTCATGGTGGAACTTCCTTTAAGTTACAGTTTGCGAATGCAAACCCATATGCGCCTATGCAGACGCATAGAGAGTGCACTATCAGGCTACTTTGAGAGCGGCCATCAGTGGCGCAGGAAAGTCCTCGTTATAACCCTGGTATGCACCGATGTCCTTCACGCGCATGCCCATGACCACCACCACTGCGGTATTTTCACCATTGTGGATCATGCCGCTATTGTCACCACGCTGCACCAGGGGATACACCATCGTTGACTTAGCATCGTGATAAGCGATCATGGCATCGTTACCCTGCACTAGCAAAGCAGGGTTAAACTGACTCGCCACCTGGTCAGACTGCACCTGGTCAAACCTAGGAATAACGCGCATGTAATCGGGAAAGCGACCGTCCAGTGGCATAAAGCGCATGCCGTCCAGCATGTAAGCGCCACCAGGCAGTGATTCTAGGGTAACGCTTGTGAGCTTTTTACTGATCTTTTTGCAGACGTCCAAGGGGATAGTCATTGACCAGGCTTCGAGCTGCTGATCTTCTAAATTTTCTACAGTGGCACGACCTGCAAAAAGGACATGACCATTAGTGCCTGCGACCGTAGCATAGTCGCGATGCGCCATTTTGATATGCACGCCCACCAAGTAGTGCCTGATATCTTTTTTGGCAGCGCAGACGGCAGCAGCGCGAATAGCAGAAGCTTGGATAGAGATTTTCATAATGTTCTCCTATGAGTGTTACCGGGACAATTCCCGCCACTGCGCACTGTCACTGCGCAGTAGCTGGGACTGTCTTAATAGTTGTATGCTTTGCAGTTAAGTGATTTTGCAAAGCGCTTTGCATCGGCTTTGCTATTGAAATAGTGCTGAGCTTGAACCGATTCACCGGTAAGACCTGGCTGATTGTGGATTACAAGTTCAAATTTAAAACCGGTGCGCTTAGGTGCTGAAAAGATCGATGCGAACATGGTGCAATTCCTTTTTGGGGTTAGCCGGTACACTATTGCACCGGCTTGGCAATGAGTGTAACCGATTTTATTGCATGACAATTTCAGTAATTGACACTAGGGTTTACCCTATGTTTTAGGTTTGCATCTGCTGCACCAGTTGCATCGATGCGCACCGGTGCACTGGTGCAAAATGGGGCAAAAGCGAGATTTTGCATGCACCACTGCACCACACCCTAAGGGTGGTGCAATGCATGCAGTCGATGCAGGCGGATTTTGGTGTGATAATTCAATGGTGGTTGAACTATTTGGAGCGTAAATGGCTGCATTAAAAAATAGGGCGGAAATTGCTCAGGTGGTGCTGGATTCGATGCTAGCGGGCGCTTCGATGCGCCAGAGTTGCTTGAAAGCGGGTATCGGCGCTTCAACATGGATTGACTGGTGCACGGCCGATCGCGAGCTTGGCGAACGATACGCACGCGCCCGCGAAGGATTGCTCGACGCCATGGTGGATCAGATTCTGACGCTCGCCGATGCACCGGTTCCACTATTGGACAATGGCGCGACGGACCCGGGTTTAGTGCGCCAGCGCCAGCTACAGATTGACGCCCGGCGTTGGGTACTGAGCAAGCTCGCCCCGAATAAATACGGGGACCGACTGGATGTCAGCGTGAGTGATGCTCGCATCAGCATCACGGGCGCGCTCCAAGCTGCGCAGTCCCGCCTGGTCGATGTCATCGATGTTGCACCGCGTGCACTTGTGCATGATGTGCAAACTGTGCAGGACGAGGGGGAGGGGTAGGGCCGACGGCTAAGGGCCAACGGTTACGGAGCCTTCACAAACAATTTTTATTTTTTTTAAAATATGCAAACACCAATATACAAACCGGAAGATGAACAGGAATTAATGGCATTACTTTGGAGTCCTGCATTAAAGAATAATCCACTGGCGTTTGTTAAGTATGTATTTCCGTGGGGTGTTAAAGGTACACCACTAGAACATTTTGATGGCCCAAGAAAATGGCAGCGTGATATTCTGCAAGACATTACCGACCACATTAAAGTTAATACTGAGCTTGCAAATAATACTTCCAACGAGGTTATGTACAAAGTATTGCAAGAAGCAATATCATCTGGTCGTGGTATTGGCAAGTCGGCATTAGTATCATGGTTGACTATCTGGATGCTGACTACTCGAATTGGTTCAACAACTATTATTTCAGCCAACAGTGAAAATCAGTTGCGCTCAATTACTTGGGCGGAAATTACTAAGTGGCTGGCTATGTCACTTAACTCGCATTGGTTTGAAGTTAGTGCAACACGCTTGGCACCTGCCAAGTGGTTGACTGAGTTGGTAGAGACGGACTTGAAAAAAGGTACGCGCTATTGGGGGGTCGAGGGCAGGCTGTGGTCAGAGGAAAATCCTGACGCCTATGCTGGTGTACACAACTTTGACGGTGTGCTGGTGATCTTTGATGAGGCGTCGGGTATTGCTGATCCTATTTGGTCGGTCACTGGTGGATTCTTTACCGAGAACACGCCCAATCGTTTTTGGCTGGCGTTCTCTAACCCACGGCGCAACACGGGGTACTTCTATGAGTGCTTTAATAGCAAGCGGGATTTTTGGCAAACACGGATTGTGGATGCGCGAACGGTAGAGGGTACGGATAAGCAAGTCTATGAACGCATCATTCAGGAGTATGGTGCGGATTCAAGCCAGGCGCACGTTGAAGTGTATGGGATGTTTCCCAATGCGGGGGACGACCAGTTTATTTCCAGCTTAATTGTGGATGAGGCAATGAAGCGGCCTAAGTACAAGGATCAATCGGCACCCATCATTATTGGCGTTGACCCTGCGCGATTTGGTGCGGATGCGACGGTGATTGCGGTAAGGCAGGGACGGGACATTGTAAAGATCATGCGGCACCGAGGGGACGACACTATGACAGTGGTGGGCCATGTGATTGAGGCAATCGATGAGTTCAAGCCTGCACTGGTGGTGATTGATGAGGGTGGGCTAGGTGCTGGGATTGTGGATAGGTTGAAAGAGCAGCGGTATAAGATCAAGGGAATTAACTTTGGCAATAAGGCAAAGAACCCTATAATGTACGGAAATATGCGTGCCCAAATGTGGGGGGATATGCGGGATTGGCTGAAGTCGGCTAGTATCCCAAGCGATAGGTTCTTGAAAACTGATTTGATTTCGCCTATGATGAAGCCTGATTCACGGGGCACTATCTTTTTGGAAAGCAAAAAAGAAATGAAGGCTAGGGGGTTGGCTAGTCCTGATGCGGCAGATGCAATATGCGTGACTTTTGCTTTTCCTGTGGCGCACCGCGAACACACAGAAAAAACACGTACACTACGGGCCTACGAACGTGGTGCAGTTTCAACTGGATGGATGGGAAGTTAAATGGCGACCAAGAAATCAGTTTCGTTGTCTGTGGGGCGCGGTGAAAAGTTACCGGCGTCCAAAGGTGCTGGGTTAACTGCCAAAGGTCGAGAAAAGTATAATGCCGCTACTGGCTCAAATCTTAAAGCACCGCAACCCCAAGGCGGCGCACGCAAGGATTCGTTCTGCGCCCGTATGTCTGGTGTGCCAGGGCCAATGAAAGATGAAAAGGGTAATCCCACCCGCAAAGCTGCTGCTCTTAAACGCTGGAAGTGTTAATCATGGCGACAAAACCTGGTCTTTACAGTAATATTCACGCTAAACAAGCCCGTATTAAGGCTGGTTCAGGTGAAAAAATGAACAAAGTTGGCAGCAAGAATGCCCCGACTGCCAAGGATTTTAAAGATTCGGCTAAAACGGCTAAGAAGAAATAACTATGCCATTAGTAAAGTCTAAATCTCCAGAGGCTTTCCGTGCTAACGTGAAGGCTGAAATGAAGGCCGGTAAGCCTGTTAAACAAGCCGTGGCAATTGCGTATTCCATGAAGAACGTTGCCAAACCTGCACCTAAAGGTAAAAAATAATGGCCGATCAAACGGGCATGGCTGCTGTAGGTAATGTTGCTAATGGCAACAAAACAAAGAACAGCGATTCAGACATTCTCGCTACTGCCCGTTCACGCCTTGACATGGCTATGTCGGCGCTTTCCGATTCCCGCTCTGATGAAAATGACGACCTGAAGTTTTACGCAGGTAGTCCTGACAACCAATGGCAGTGGCCTGCCGATGTGCTGGCTACCCGTGGTGCAGTACAGGGGCAGACTATTAATGCGCGTCCATGCCTGACGATTAACAAGCTGCCGCAGCACGTTCGGCAAGTTACCAACGACCAGCGCCAGAATCGTCCAGGTGCAAAGGTTATTCCTGTTGACGACAATGCAGATATTGAAATTGCCGACATTTACAACGGCATGATTCGGCACATTGAATACATTTCTGACGCAGATGTGGCTTATGACACGGCCTGCGAAAACCAAGTGGCGTATGGTGAAGGTTACATACGCCTTCTGACTGAGTATTGCGACGACGACACCTTTGACCAAGACATTAAGATTGGTCGTATTCGCAATTCGTTCTCGGTTTACATGGACCCGACCATACAAGACCCGACTGGCTCCGATGCACAGTATTGTTTTGTTACGGAAGATTTAACCAAAAATGAATATGAGCGTCTGTACCCCAATTCGGCCCCCATCACAACATTACAGTCGTTGGGTGTAGGCGACCAGTCCATTAGTAACTGGTTAAATGAGGACACAATCCGCATTGCCGACTACTACTACATTGAATATGACCGAGCAACGTTAAATTTGTACCCTGGCAACGCCACAGCTTTTGCTGGAACGCCTGAAGATAAGCAATTAAAGGCGTTTTACGGTAAACCAATCAAGTCCCGCGAGTCTGACCGACCAAAAGTGCGGTATTGCAAAATTAACGGCTACGAAATCCTTGAGCAGCGTGAGTGGGTAGGTAAGTGGATACCTGTTATTCGCATTGTTGGCAATGAATTTGAGGTAGATGGTCGTATTTACGTGTCTGGTTTGGTGCGTAACGCCAAGGATGCACAGCGAATGTACAACTATTGGGTATCTCAAGAAGCTGAGATGCTTGCCTTGGCCCCCAAAGCACCTTTTATTGGTTATGGTGGGCAGTTTGAAGGCTATGAAGACAAATGGAAGACGGCCAACACCCAAAATTGGCCTTATTTGGAAGCCAATCCTGACGTTACAGACGGTCAAGGCGGTGTATTGCCACTACCGGCTAGGGCGCAGCCTCCAATGGCCTCTAGCGGCCTTTTACAAGCCAAGGCGGGTGCTGCTGAAGACATTAAATCCACCACAGGCCAATACAACGCCTCTTTAGGCATGGCAAGCAATGAGCGTTCAGGAAAAGCAATTCTTGCCCGTCAAAAAGAAGGCGATGTCGGGACTTACCATTATGGTGATAACTTGGCTCGGGGTGTACGCCATATTGCACGCCAGTTGATTGACATGATTCCCAAGATTTACGATACGCAACGTATTGCTCGAATCATTGGTGAGGATGGCGAGACAAAAATGGTCAAAATTAACCCTGACCAGCCAATGCCGGTTAACAAAATTGTTGACCAGCAAGGAATTGTGATTGAGAAGATTTACAACCCTAGCGTTGGTAAATACGATGTGGTGGCCACAACCGGCCCAGGCTATGCAACCAAGCGCCAAGAGGCTTTAGAGGCAATGGCCCAATTGTTGCAAGGCAATCCGCAATTGTGGTCTGTGGCTGGCGACTTGTTTGTCAAAAACATGGATTGGCCTGGCGCTCAAGAAATGTCCAAGCGGTTTGCCAAAACTATTGACCCCAAACTTATGTCTGACGGTGAAGACAATCCCGCTTTGGCTGCTGCACAACAACAAATGCAGGCTATGGGCGCGGAAATGGAACAGATGCACCAAATGTTGCAAAATGTCTCTAAATCTATGGAAGCGCAGGACATGAAGCGCAAAGATTACGAGGCTGAAATTAAGGCTTATCAAGCTGAGACGCAACGCATCTCTGCCGTGCAAGCTAGTATGTCACCGGAGCAAATCCAAGACATAGTTATGGGTACGGTGCATGGCATGATTACTTCTGGTGACTTG